TTTGCTACTTAGGTGACCATATGACTCGGGGTTAATGTGCTTTCCATTACCCTTAAGGATAGCATCGAAGACATTTACCAGTTGGTGAATATCCTCAGGAGCTACCATATGGAACAGGTCTCCGTACTCCAGGTAAGCACCAGTAGCACTTACCACCGTCGGCATACCCGTGAAGACTGCCTCAAAGGCTGACAGTCCGAACTGCTCTACCCAGTGTGGAGTGGGGATTGAGGGGTATACAAAGATGTCGCATTCCCTCATCAGGTCAGGGATAGCATTATGGTCCACCTGACCTCTGAAATCCAAATCTACTCCGTACCCCTCACAGGTTCCCTTTATCCAGCCCTCAAGCTCTCCGGTGCCGGCGATCACCAGCTGTGCCCGGCCCTTCAAATACTTCATGGCATGCACTAACCGAGTGAGACCCTTGTCCCACGTCAGTCGGCCGGCATAGAGTATTTTCTTGACCTCACCGGAGTAGGGCGTATCCTGACCCGGAGGATAGAATCTATCGGTATCGACGGCCGCAGGTACAATATATACCTGGTCAGGACTCAGTCCATAAAATGAGCAGAGCATATCTGCGGTTCTGGCCGTGCGGGCTATATACCCTGCCACAGGTAGATTCAACATATCCTGGGTATTCTGACGGTTCATATCTACGGCGAAGCCCTCGATATTATCCCAGACAGTAACCCAGGTACGATCTGGGAAGTCCCTAGCAATACCCAGAGACCAGCCGTGGTAAAGTTCGGCCACATCATAGGCGTCCAGATCGTGAGGCATCTGGCCGGAGAAATGATATGGTACATATGGGATGGGAGAATCAATCTTCTCCGGAGTCCCATACATCGCAACCCCAGGTATTTCTTGAAACGTCATCGCATCGGTGGGGTTAGCAAATGCGTCGCGTACGATCCCGACTCTCATGCTATTTCCTTATGAGTTGGAAAATACTATCTTTTGTGGGCTCCGTAAGTCCCCCAGTTAGGATAACCCTAGCCACATCTCCGAGCTCCGCAGATAAGCGAACATCAAAGACATGAGCAAGCTTTGGTTTAAGCTTTTTCTTGAGTGCGGATATGGTTGTATCTACTCTCACATCATTCAGGTAGAGTAACCTTGTTGGATCGGTTCTCTCGTAAACAACAACTCTGGCTATTCTCTTGGCCATCAGTAACTCACCATAATCCCTTCTACATCCTTTGTGTTATGGGCATCCCATCTTTTGTGGAAACGGATCGAGTTTTCCCTGAAGAACGGAGAACCCCCTTGCTGCCCGACGGTGTGGAGTAAGACAGACCCCGGTACGTACCAGGTCTCGAAACCCAACGTACGCGCTCGCAGACAGTAGTCCACATCCTCGAAATAACCTCCTCGATAACCCTCGTCGAACCCTCCGAGGCTATCAAACAGTTTAGCTCGTGTGGCGAAAACCGCGCCTGTACTCCAAGAAACTTTCTCCGGTCCTCGGTTAGCAAGCTTATAATCAGCCCGCCACCCAAGGTACCTGTGGAATGGACCGAGATTCCCGTCAAACAAGCCCCCACACGACTGGATAAGTCCATTTTCAAAAAGGAGCTTTGGACCTACGACTCCAACTTCTGGATTATCGAAAGCTCTAACAAGCGGCTCAATCCACCCGGGCTGAGCGGTGATGTCAGAGTTGGAGAAGATGATGATAAGCTCATCCAGCACCCCCGGCAGCAAATTGCCCTTTAGAGGTTCGAACGCGAGATTGAGGCTCGCTCCGTAACTCCCCTGATTCGTCTCGTGCCGTATCACTTGAATTGGAGGGGTGAACAAGCTCGGGAAGTTCACTTCCGGACTGCAGTCGTCCACCAGTATCAGATCCGACGACGGAGGGTTCGTTATCGTTGTCTGAGCCATCGCCTGGATGCACTTCGTCGTCTCCAGCTCGTGGTTGTGAGCCGCCACCATTACTATCACCGGGCATCCCAGGGGGTACTTCGATACCTGCGGCCGGGACTGGGATGCCGGCAATTTCACTGACCCCGGCGGAGGGGGTTGTATTGACGAGAGGGGGCCTACCACCGGCATAGTAATCATCTCCTGTAACTTCCTGGATGACCGAAGTCACCTCATCTGTTGCGCGATCCCAAGTTCTCTTTATAGCCCAGTCATAGCCTGTACGGGCAATGTGCGCTAATTCTTCTCGATTGTGATATAATTCGTCAACTCTTTCGGTAAGCCAAGGGACATTCGGATGGCGGTCAATGGCGTTTCCCCACCCACCGAAGGTATGATAGTCGAGTACGGGAACGAGAACGCCCCTACCGTCCTCGCAGATTTCAGTACCCGAGCAGTAGTCCTGCGCTCCCGAAGGTATTCCACAGGCCATAGCCTCCACCAGAGGTAAACCAAACCCCTCACGAAAAGCAAGTACGCTATGGAAGTCAAGCATACAGTACCTAGCGCGGAGATCCATACCCACTTGTGCTGCTTGACCACGATGCTTTATCCTTTCTGCCGGGATGCCAATCTCTTTAGCGAGCGCCAATATGTCCCAGCCCCCAGGCGATATAAGATCCATATCCAGGTATAGATAAGCATCTTTGTCCCTCGCGAATTCCTTGAACGCAACCATAGTTCCAGGGATATTCTTTCTACCCTGGTTCATTGCCATCATACCCCAGACGAAAGCATCCTCCGGGATTTCCATCGACTTACGCAGAGCAGGTTTCTCAGCCTCTGCGGCCGGGCGAAATTCGTTCGTGTCTACCCCCACAGTGAGGAGCTTGGCCGGAACTCCTCGTTTCTTCAGGGCCTCAACCCCGAAACGGGAGATCGTCATTATAGCGTCAGCTTGATCCTTGGCGCAATCAACCCATTCCTGCGGAATAGGCTCACCATCGATCGGAGTGACAATGATCCACTTCTTCGTGCTGAAATCAATCTTCGTTCCGTTAAAGAACTGCAGGTGGTATGGGAAATCCTGAAGCGTGATAAGAACTTCCCATTGTTCACCGAGACCGGGGGGCAACCCCTCGATCAGGTTAAACGCATACGAGAAGATATCTCTCCCCGCCAGCGAGGCTACCCAGAAGGGTAGTTGATGAGGCTGTGCCCCGTCATACTGGATGGAAGCCGCAAAGGTCCGGTGCCCCCGGTTAGTGAGGCGCGTGAACACCTCATTACCTATACGGCCAAAGCCAGTGGGGACTACAAAGTCCCCAAAGCCAAATACATTCATTGCGATCCCTTCAAACTAGAGCGTTGAGCCCGTAGTAAGTTTTGTCATGTGGTATCTGTATGCTACCGCAGACCCTCCGGCTGCGTCGATAACGTGGGGCCCAGCTACAATCTCATAGCGATCTCCATTGTAGTTCATCATATCCAAACTATCAAGTCTAACCTTCGTATATATAGGGATCTGACCTATACTGAGTTGACCTCCCATAAAGTCTTGCTCACGCTCCGTATACCAGCTAGGCACAACCTGAATAATACCAGTCGCATAAGATGGGGTTCTTCCGATCCCCATAGCATCTTGAACCGCATTCCCGCTCAGGGCGGTTCTAGTAAAGACGGTAGCGGTCTCAGATTGAGCTTTCCATACGTCTCGAGTAGCATGGGCCATAGTCTTTCGATCTTGTGCATTAAGCATTATGAGCCCGGGAACGTATCTGAGTCATAGTTCGCCTGCTCAATCGCCCAGGAGTTCATACCTCCGGCTTCGAAAATATCACCCATCTCCCAAGCGTCAATCTTGTCACGCAGTGACTCGAGGTTCCTATATATAAGCCTCTGATCTACGTCGTGACCCCCAATCGTGGACCATTTGAATCTACGCTGCGCATCCATCATCAAGATCTCAATGATATCTTTCCAGGCCGTGTAATAACTTGAATTAGCCAGGGCACTGGAGGACGCAGCGACGATACCGTGGTTCAGTAGGATCTGCGTTAATTCCGCATCCGTAAAGATCGCGGACTGGAAGTCCATTTCCATAAACACACCAGCAACAGGGGCTACGCCAAACGTAACCCTACCCGTGCTATCGTTCAGGTCGTATTCATCGGCCCCCGGGCCAGTAGCTTGTGCATAGGTTGTTCCGCCTACAACTACGGTTTCACTACCGCCTATTATAGGCACGGCCTCCAGGAAATATACGGTCCGAGCCCCGTCCCCCGTGGCATTCTGTACTTGAGGCTGTTCCTTGTCCTGAATCCTCAATCGAAAGTCGTCTAGGTTACTCATCTTCTTTCTTATGCTTCCCGATTAGTGAGCCCTAGGTATAGTTCAAGGGCTTCAGGACTCATTTAAGTTGAAACTCCCAGGTCATAGTTGCACTGCGACCAGCAACACCACTGGCCGAATTCATACCCCCACGAATATATCCAAAGGCTCCGGAGATTTCAAAGAGCGCAGTTTGCCCGGCAGCAACTGTTCCTGTCACAGGGACGATCGCAGACCAGTTAACATTATCATAGCTACCCTCAAGAGTAGCCGAAGCCCGATTTCCGCTCACAGTTAGCCTGGCTTGTGCTTTCTGTGAAAATCTCATATCAAAAGCACTGCCGGTTGCCGAAGCTACGGCTGAGCCTAGGGAGAGTCCCGAAACGAACTTCTGGGCTTGGATAACCCTACGTGCGCTTACATTCGGGTTAAAGGTATCATGGTCAAAAGCACCATAACCCTGCTCCCCTGTTGGTGCAGCAACAGGGTTATAATCGACCATATAATTCTCCTAGTTAAATGTAGGATAGGGAGGGGAGTCGAAACTCCCCTCCCATAATCCGTTACCTGATCTCAGGTCCAACCGTGTCGGAGCTGTAGTACGCGAACCTCTGGTTCCACATACCAGCACCATTCCACACTCGGGCCCGGTATCGAAGCTTATCGTAGATGAAGTACCCCTCGTTCTCGACGGAGCGAACATCCTGGATGAGCAACTGGAAAGGCTCGACGGTGAACAACTTCACGGCTTTAGTGCCCTGAAGCATAATCCACTCGTAGGCGCCCAGCTTCGGCCACATATACCTATTCGGGATAAGCGACCTGAAGGGGTTATTAACACCCTGACCGTGGAGGACAGTACCCCCACCGGTCTGAGTACCAACCCCACCCAGCGACAGAATCGGCGAGTCCAGCAGCTGCCGGACAGCAAACTCCAGGCGAGGGCCATAGATCAGAGTATCGGGAACGATATTCAGATAACGGCCAGAGCGCCGGTCTTTACCGGTGGCAAGTGTTGAAAACGCCAACTCAAGACCCTGAGCACTAAACCGCGTAGCCGCAGTATTAGCCCCAATGTCATTATCGTTGGTAGTAGAATTCAGCGTGTAATTGCCGGCCGTGGTATACACGGTAGCAACAAGATCCTCCGTAGTTTCTTTCGCGACTCTACCGAAATCCATCACCTGATCTTTGATATAACCAAGCTTATCGAACTTGATCATCTCCTCAGTCACAGCGAAGATAGCACCCTTTTTGGTGTTAGCAACGACGCGCTCAGGATACAGACCAGGAGTCGCAAGCTCTGGATACGGATCGCCTTCACCAACGGTGGGAAGCGTTCCGAACATCGCCTGCTCAATCAGGTACTCACGCTCGTTGTCTGAAGACTCTTCTGTGGTGATGCTCGGATAAAGAGCAGCAGTCATAGAATATTCCGAGAACATCAGTGCCTGAAGTCCGTCCCTCAAAAGCTGCGGAAGCTCAGAGGTATGTACGGCTTCTTTGAAATCCATATTACCTCCTTACTTAGGTAGCTAGGAACATAGCAACTTGGCCCGGTCGGATTTCGATATCCCACTGGGCGGTTGAACCAATTTTAACAACGTTCACGATTCGTGCGACACCGCTGCCGTAGTGACCACCGGTAAACCCGGAGGCATCTGCGATAGTTGCTGTTTGCCACCGTCCCGCCATACCGGTAGCACCGGTCTGACCGATAATACCAGAAGCCGTAGCCCCAGGCATTACCCAGCTACCAATCAAAGCAGATGCAGAGACTGCGGAAATACCGGAGACTCGGAAAATACCTCGGGTGGCGATAGGAAGTGCGGTAACAACTCGAGCATTACCAAGAACATCATACGTGGGGTTGTTGGCTAGGGCGATGCCCAAACCAGAAACCACATAGAGATTAGTATCTGCCGTAGTGGCGGCAATAACGTGGTGACCGGATGCCATGACCCAGTCGCCCTTGTTAACCTCAAGCGCGGTGCCAGACGCATTCCCGTAGATGATTTTGTCATCAAACTGGAATGCTCGCTGTTGTGCAGCGCTAGCAAGTGCCAAAATAAACTCCTATATTACTCTTTAGCCTCAGCAATACGCTTAGCGTACTCTTCGGCAGTTTCCCCAAACCGTGCGGGCTCAACGCCCAACTTCTCGCGGACAGCTTCACCGGCCTCTGAAAGCTCTTCACCCTCAGCGCCTTCCGGTGAGCCCCTACCATCGTCACCGTCTTCCTCGAGTTTAGCCCCGGCAGCTACGTAAGCGGCTTTCTCCGCCTCTGCGAATTTCGCAAAGCGAGCATTAATAGCCTCCAACGTCTTCTCCGGAGTATCTTCCGAGATAGACTCCACGGTCATTAGCATAAGTTCAACCTTGCCTTCCCGAAGCCTTTCGGGAATGCCGGCTTCAGCAAGCGCGGCATAAGCAAGTTTACCGAGCTCAGCCACACCCTCACGGGCCTCGATGAGCTCCATCCGTTCCGTAACGGTAATAATAGCTTCCTTGATCGGCTTGGTAGCTTCATCGACCGCGGTCGCAAAACCTTCGGCCTGGGCATCAAGCATCTCTTGCATTTTCTCAGCGTCAACTCCCATAGTTTCACCTTTCTTGGGGGTCTTCCACTCGTTCTTCCAGGCCTTTATAAGGTCCGGACGTTGTGATTCAATTTCCTCTTTCGTGATATTATCAACTAAACCTTCAAGCAGTTCATCCATTTCCTTGGACGCAGCAATCTGGTCCAGCTTGCCCCCAGCGGCGGGATACGCAACCATATCACATGAGTTGGCAGCGACGATTTTCTCGACTACCATACCCTTCTTGCCCTCAGCTTCGCCTTCCTCAGCCTTAGCGATTCCGGTGACAGATAAACCTACAGGCGGATTTGATGAGCCTACGGACGCGGTGATCAGGTCCCAAGCCTTGTCCTCTTGGGCCATCACACGCAGCGTACCTATGATGCTACCTTTATTGGTAACACTCACATTCTCATAGGTCCCGAAGAGATCACGAACCGAGCGGTTCCTGCCTCCAAGGGATCCATGGTCGTAGTAAGCGCGTGCACCTTCCCAAAGAGGCGCGGCTTCAGTGAGAACCCTCTTACCGTAATAGCGTCCATTGGCGCTCCACCCGGCTTGAATAAGAGTTACACCGATGGTGCGTTCAGCCTCATCAATGGATTGCTCTTTGAGCCGAATAGACTCAACAATGGCTCTAGTACGGATGTCTATATCCTCCTCTATCTAATAACGTCAAGCCCAAACTCGATGCGTATGATTTTCCTACAGTTGTTACACTTAGGCTGGACAGTACCGTCCAGAACGTTCCCATACAAAATCACCCAGTTGCACTCAGGACACCTAATTCTTTCAAGACCCCCTGGATCGTCGTCGTAAACTGTAAACTTTCTATGACGTGAGGTTTTCAGCCCATCTTCTTCCCCGGTCACGTCACCGGAGACCGTCAAACCTGCTTACCCCGAATTAGGGTCAACTGGTTGTGGTCGAAGCTATTATGGCAACCCGTGCACTCAAATTCACCCATAGAGCTGTTAGCTACTTCAACCTCGTCTCGGGGATTAACCGGAACGATAACGGGAACCCTCTGATAGAAGTATAGACTTCCACAGGTTGGGCATACCATCTGGTCAGGGGTCATAAAAGGCTTGTTACCGAAAGAGTCTTCCCTTGGCGTATTATCGGTTTCCGACTGAGGCTCCGGGTCCCGTTTTTTCTCCTGATCGGTTTTCTGTTCGTCCTGATCCTTCGCCATCTACTCTCTGCGATCCTTTCTCGGGTCCGAAGATCGCATCTGGATCTTCGCCCCTCATTGCGGCCCTAGCTTTAGCGGCCAAAATTCTCCGCTGCTCTTCGTCATAATGGAAGCCCATACGACTCGAAGCAGTTTCCGGACTAGTCCAACCCTTACCCTGTGCGATCTCCAAGGCCTGTGCCAGGTTCTTAGGATCGTCAGACTCGAGCTCGGGGTAGAGGACTTCAAATGCGTCCTCAGCGTCAATCATCTTTATAGAGGTTTCAATCTCCGGCGGTTCTTCCTGCTCGGGCTCAGTGATAGTTCCATCGGGATTTACAATCTGAGGCTTCTTAGGCTTCGGAGGCTTCAGCAGACCGGACTTCTCTAAAGCGCCAGTCTTAGGGAACTGGACGGCTTCGCCTTCCGAGTCCTCAACCTGTACCTTCGCGGACAGTGCACCGGATTCGATGGCTTTTCGAATGACGCGCTTGAAAATAGGCAACCAGACTTGGGTGGTGATGATGTCTTGATAATCAGCGAATTTTCGAAGCACGGGCAATTGCTGTGCCCTGGCGGTGGCAAGGTTGGCATTTTCTCCCTCTCCTGTCATATACTCCGGGATCTGTAGACCAGCCAGTGCCATGAGCTTAATCTGGCGTCCATCCTCTGCCGCATCCGAGCCCTCAATTTTTGAGCCCACCATTTCAAGTTCCTCTTTATCAGAGGTTACCATAAATGAGCCCGGAGGCGGAGGTCGCTGATAGGTATTCCGCTTAGAGTTAATCTGGGCCTGTGTGGCACCAGCAAGCTTTATATGTACCAGTAACGCGCTCTTGAGTTTATTCAGACGCGCTCTATTCTCCAACCAGTCTTTATAAGCCTTTAACCAAGGTAGAACTGTAAAGAGGTCTGACCTGCCGCGAACCTCATACGGGAACCGATTTACCGCAACGTGAAGGATCTCTTCCGCCGGTACCTCTCGGGTATCCGCATGACCCATCGCCAGGTTGTCATCTTCACCCAACCAGTACTTAGAAATCGAGTATCTAAGCACCATCCGGCGGATTTTCTTGTGGGTGATGATATCCCGCACAGCCCAGGCAGGAATGAAGGTTATAAAGATATCACCGAGGGGATTCTCAACAAACCGCACGAAGACGTCACCGTCAACCTGCAGAGACTCGATCACCCCTTTCTCCACAGATTCGAAGTCATTAGCCTCGGTCTCGATGAACCGATCGATGACTTCCTTCACGCGGTGGTTACGGAACAGGATCCGCATGCCTTTACCAACGGTAAACTGCGTCGTGTATCGTACCGCCGCCTTAGCCAGGGGATTCCTCTCCCACGCCATGTGGCAGGCTTCCAATACCTTATCCCGCTCACCCGGCGTCCATTCCCTCAGTGAGAAGTTATGACCGGAAAGCTGGTCGGCGTTGTTCCTGGCCCAGGGCATGTCGAAGGGTGAATCAAAAGTACGACCTTCAGACACCATTGTCTCAAGTTGCTCAATCTGTTCTTGCAGCGGATTTATCTTACGCCAGGGGAACAGTGTATCGAGAGCGCCTTGTGCTCGTACTGCCAATGCCACTAGACCCAGCCTTTTTCATCTCTTTTTACGAAGTCGGGACGGTCGTCCTCAAAGTCGTAACTAACGCCATCTCTTATCGTCACATCACCGTCCAGAGGGGGTACCATCAGAGTCGGGAAATCGGCCATAACAGCACCCTGTGCTAGATCAAGTCTTTTATTGATCTCAGCACCTGATTTTTCTGAATCATCCCGAATCTGCTGCCGGTGTCGTTTTAGAGCCTTGTCCTGGATCTCCAGCAGGGGGCGCACACCAGCGCCCATACCCACACGGGCTCTTACCCAGTCAGGTAGCTCATTAAGTCTCATGGTTCCTCAAATAGTTTACTGCAGACACCAATACCGCGGGATCTTCAGCGGCTTGCCCAATCAGGGCATTACAGGCCATACAGAGCAATCCCCTTATGATTCCCGTATCGTGATCATGGTCTACGGAGAGCCTTTGTACTTCTCCATATTTCTCAACCGTTTCGGGGCGGCCGCAAATAGCACAAACACCCCCCTGTAAATCAGACCTCTCCTCATACTCTTTAACCGTGAGGTTATAGTACTCTTTGAGCCTCTGTTTGAAAGTCGCCATAAGCAACCGCCCTACGACCCCTAGTTATGAGTCTCTTGGAATCTGTAAGTGTCGTCTGTTCTCACCCACACCTTCTCGACCAATGTCTCAATTCTACCACATTCCCGACAGGTACGACAATCTTCGTGGAGCTGATTCCAGTTCCTGTGCTCACACATAGTGTCTCGATATCGATCCATCATCTGTGATCCCATTACGAAGTAGTGCATTAGAAATGCTCGTCTTTGTGTTTTATATAGTTCTTTGTAAAGCTTTTAGTGCGACCGTTTTGCGAATCATCAAAAGGGGCTCGATGCGTTTACCAGGTACGGTGTTTCTTCTACGACGAACGAATCTGTGGTTACGGCCTCTCGGGCCGCCCACAGTGATAGTGCTAGGGCGTCGAATTTGTCTGGGGATTTTAAGCGTCTCTTTTTCTCTCGGTCAGTTTCGTCAACCCGAAATCCGTGTTTATCAACCTGAATCTTCCCCGAGGAAGTATACGAAACTCGAGGCTGAGAACATTGCCCAACCAGTTCGGGATCGTCAGGGATGGCAATGTGCCCTCTGAGGAAGACCTCTCGGGCATGCCAGTAGATCTGTGACCCCAAATTAAGAAATCGGTCGGCGTCGATGAAATCCTCATTCGGCCGTGACCCAGCGTTAATAGCCTGTAGTGGGTATCCCTCTTCGAATATCATATCGACCACACCGCCTCCCAGCCCCGTATCATCAATAGCAAGTAACTTGATCCCGTGTTGCTTTATCCAGTCTATGGTTTTACCTGCAGTAGCAGTTAACCTCTGTTTAGACGTAGTCTCTAGCTCTACTACGACTCCGTGTTCGAGGTGGCAGTATGCCGTCTTGTGATTGCCGAAACGTGCGACATCCACTCCGAGTGATGGTTCGTGTTCCTGAACGATAAGGGAGTCGAGTTTCTCGAGCGCATCTGCCTCTGTATATCTGCTGACAGCGGCTTCAATGGCCGAAAGAGGTATAAGAGTGTCCTCCCCTTCATCCGGGAAATTTCCAAGTACTCTCGCCTGGTAAACCGGGCTCTCTTCACCCCAAATATCCTTCCTCTGCTGTACCCATCTCTTGTTAACAATGTCTGAGTCTACAGAGCTAACGTGGAATGTGTTCCAATACTTTGCTTCGGTAGTAAATATACGATAAAACTTCCCCATAGGGCTCGCGGGGTTGCCGGTGACGACCACCTTACCCTCAACGCCGGTGAGGGCGCCATCAATGGCCTCGAAGATGTCGTCACCGACCCCCGCCCCCTCATCAACGATGAAAAGAACCCCCGTAGGGCTGTGATAGCCCTGCATATTCACCGGATTATCGGAACTAGCCCCGATTGCGAACCAGTCCGCGGCAGAACTGATCCGCAGCTGAGTAGAAAGCACCTCAAGCTCAGGTACGTCCCGAAGAAGGGACTGGTGAAGTCTCACTTTAATTTCCGGCCATAGGATAGACCGCACCTGCCGGAATGTGGGAGCAGTTGTTATTACCTTGCTCTGGGGCCTGGTGATTAGATACCAGAGACCAGCACACGCCAGCACAAACGTCTTACCGATCCCGTGACCTGACCTTACCCCGACCCCGACCTTCATAGGGTCCGGATCGGCGAGCGCGTCCAGGATTTCCTCCTGATAGTTCTCTAGGCGCTTGACCTGGAGAATGTCATAGACGAAGTCCACCGGGTGGTCTATATAATGTATATATGCCTCGGTGGCCGGGTCAATCAATTTTAACCTCACGCATTTATATGCTACTGGTGTGTGCTTGACACTACTTTACAAAGTTGTAAAGGTGCACCATATTGACAAGTCGCGGATTCCGGCTGGTGTGTGGCTGGGATCCCAGGCATCCAGTACCAGGACCTCAGCCACTACCTTAGGAAGGAGCAGGGGCTACACACCAGGGGCGTACTCCACGTAGGGAGTCTTTTCAGTGTCGGGAACGCGGCTGTCGTTCGTCTCACAGAGGACTGCCGCCAAAGTAAAACTCAGGGCCATCAGGAATATGAGAGTGAAGCGCATTAACCTCTTCATTATCCCCCCTGTAGGATAG